TGAACATCGACGCCGCGAGCCTCATGGGCCCGGGCGCCACACACCTGACGGGTAGTTCGAGCATCGAGGACCAGGTAGGCGAGCTCCCGACCGCGGTGCTGCTGGACCAGTGGGTGGCGGACTGGATCGACATCCGGGACATGCGCGAGCACCGCCCGGCCCCCACTGTGTCCACTCTGGTCGGGTGGCTGCTGGCGCGTCTGGACTGGGCACTGGACGAGCATCCCGCTATCGATGAGTTCTGCGAAGAGATCAACCACGCGCTCAGGGTGCTGCGCGCGGTGGCCCGGGCCAACTCCTACCGCGGCGAGAAGGCCGGCAAATGCCCGGCCGAACTCAGGGACGAAACCCGCTGCAACACCCAGCTGTATGTGGACCCGTACCTGGACAGAATTACGTGCTCCAGGTGTGGGTCAGCGTGGCCGAGGGTGAAGTGGTTGGCACTACGGGCGGCGCAGGATGAGGCCGAAGAGGACAGGAGAGTGGCATGACCGACGACCCGAAGACGTTCCGCATCAAGTTCGTAGCCGGCCCGACATGACCGCTACACGCACACCGAGGAGGAGACGGATGGCTGACCGGACACCTGAGGAGATGCTCGCCGCTGTGCGGGAGTTCGCGGACCTCTGCGTCCGTAGCTCGGGCGACATTCCGAGCGCGGATGTCGCCTGGAAACTTCGCGGCATCCTGAACAGCACACCGGACGCGTACGCGAAGCACGGCGCTGCCGCATTACCGCAGCGCCGGGGCCGCGCCGGGCGCCCCACCGCGCTGCTCATTCCGTCCCCATGGTCCGGCGACGAACGGGACCCGGCCGGCCGCCTGTATCGGTGGTGGTTCCGGCTGTACGTGGCCACGAGGAGGATTCGCCATCTCGTGGGGCTGCACGACTGGGACCGCCCGCGGCGGGCTAGGTGTACGTGGTGCGGATCTGGTGGCTGAGCGGTTGCACTCGTGTCCCGGTGGCTGCGGCGCCCGTATCTGGCGAGGCGTTCTCGCCTGCGATCCGTGTTGGCGTCGGCTGCCGACGGAGATCCGCGACAAACTCAACGCGTGCTGGCGGGAACGGGCCGCCCGGAAGCCCCCGTTCTGGCGGCGGCAAGACGCGGCGTACGAGCGCGAGCAGGTCGCACGCGCGTTGGCCTGGTTGCGCGAGAACCCCAGCTGTGCAACCGGCTCACGGGAAGGTGAGCAACAGTGACCACTAACGACACCACCCCAGGGCCGGCTGTCGGCTTCGCGTCAACCCGAACGACGGCGACGGTGGGTCAGCCCCCGGCCCGTTCCTCGTCGATGCGGATTGCTCCTGAACTGGAGGCAGGTCCATGAGCACGAGCCTGTACTGGACTCCAGCCCCTAGGGATGTACCGCCGGCCGAGGAGTTGCCGTTCGAGCTCAAGAAGGCGATCGCCCAGCGCCTGTGGGGCCACGACGGCTCCCTGTGGGGCGAGAAGGTCGAGTTGAACAGGGCGAACGCGGCCATCATCCCGTATCTGGAAGGGCTCGCCGACGCAGGCGTGGACGGTGCCGCAGAGCTGATCCGGGCGATCAACACCCATGACGCGGTGCTGGTATGGATCGGCGAATGACCCTCCCTCCCTTCCCCGTAGACGACCAGACCTTGGATCTCCTCTGGTTGGCGATCAACCCTGGGCCCGAGGCGGAGCGGTCGAGCCTCTACGACTTCGCCAACTTCTTCAGCGAGTTGGGCGGCAGCGACACCGCGGCGCTCGAGGAAGAGGATCTGACCGGCGAGGTCGTCTCCGGCGAGGTCGTATCGGTCTACCGGGACCCGACGTACACACCGCATTGCATCATCGGTGCGCTCATAGAGGAGATCCGGCGGTTGCGGAAGGCGGCATCATGACAGACGAGCGCCCGGTGCGACACCGCGCCATCGGGGACCTGCAGGAGTCGGGTCTGCTGTGGCTGATCAACCGGGTGGTGTTCCACCCGCGGGGCTTCGCCCTGGCGATCGCGAAGCGGCAGCCGGACGGCGAGTTCCTGGCATGGGTTCTCCTCGGCGACGGGACCGAACCGTGGTCGTTTGATGATGACGGGGACTATCTGGCCCGCGTGAACGCGCTGCTGGCACCGGCGGTCACCGAGGGTGGTCAGTGACAACCCACCGTCAAGGGACCCGTCCACCCGACGACGCCCGTCGGCACATCACCGCGCGTGAGGCGGAGGAGCAGTTGGGCATACCGTCTGGCACGGTTCGGGCGTGGGCGTCCCAGCGCAAGTTGTTCGCGGTGTCGATCGCCCGCGACGGCTCCCGCTGGTATCTCCTCGCCGAGGTTCTGAAGCTCGCCGAGTCCACTACCAGGAGGGTCCGACACACCCGTCCGTCTAGGCGCGCTACCTGTAGCGAGCCGTGATATAGCATGGCCAACGAGGTAGGTGCAGTCCGCCTTCAGTTAGCGACGTGGAGCAGCTCGGTAGCTCGTTGGGCTCATAACCCAGAGGTCGCCGGTTCGAATCCGGTCGCCGCAACGTAACTCCCCTCACGATCGGATCCCCACACCATGGACGCTCAGCAACTCCCTGCCCGGATCATGGCCCAGAAGTTCCTACGGGCACTCATGGACGCCGGCATTGTCCGCCGAGGCGACTACGTCCGCCGAGCGGTCATCGTCGCCGAGGTGGGCCAGCCGCTCGTGCTGCATATCGAGCGGTTCGGGGACTCGCGGTTCCTGTCGCTGGTGCAGACGCTGGAAGGCGTGGAGATCCGCGAAGAGCTTCAGGCCTCCGACGTGACCGCGGCCGAGGACGACAACAAGCGGTACCTACCCGCCGACGCCTGAACGTCGGCGAGATCCCTCCGGCACGCGTTCATGATTGCGAAGGGCGAAGCGGCATGAGTGTGACCATGACCGAGCTGGGCTACGTCACTGAGGACCGCCGTTGCGGCAGCTGCGGCGAGCCGGTGCAGGGCTGTGACGGGGAAGTGACCGACGAGACGGTGGACAGCAACGGCTGGCGAGTCGTGCTGTCCACCACATACAACCTCAAGCCGTGCGGGCATGCGTTCAAGCGAGCGTTCGGCGTCAACGCAGCGTAAGCACACCGTCTCCTCGGTGAAATGGATCTGGTCTCCCACCACATCCCCCTTACCCGTGAGGAGGCTCCACCATGCTGGCCCTCATCCTGGTCCTGGCAGGGATCATCGTGTGCGGTATCGGAGCCTGGTTGGCCAACCCCCGGCTGGTGGGTATCGGCGCCGTGGCGTTGGGTGTGGCGATGCTGCTGCCCCACGTGGACTGAGCCGTGGCGCAGCGCCCCTGCCTGGACTGTGGCCGCCCAAGCAATGGATCCCGCTGTGAGGTGGATCGTCTCGCCAGGGACAACCGTCGCTATGCACGGCGTGGGACACGGCAGCAGCGGGGGCTGGGTGCCGAACATGAGCGCCAGCGTGGCGCCCTGCTGGCCGTAGATACGTCGGGCCACTGCCCACGGTGTGGGCGTAGGTACACGCGGGCCAACCCGGCCACAGCCGAGCACACTACGGCGCGTAAGCATGGGGGCAAGAAGGCCGACGCGTTGCTGTGCCGAAGTTGTAACAGCTCGGCGGGAGCGGCGACCGGCTGATTTTTTCTGGGCCGGAATCGCGGACCCCAAGACCAGGCGGCTCGCGGGCTGTACGGGTTCCGCGAAATGTCCGTTTCGTTCCACGGTGCCGTCTCAGACTAGAGATACCTCTTTTCGATCTCCATTACGCAGCGTAACGTCCACTGTGGACGTCCACTGTGGACTACAGCGTGTGACTGGTGGTGATCATCAGTGCCTGGTCCCGCGCCGAGCCCCAACCCGCGCCGCCGCAACGCCCGGCCCAACACCGTGCAACTACCGGCCCGCGGCTACGACGGTCCCGTCCCCGACTGGCCCCTCTCCCGCTCGGTCAAGGCCGAGAAGGAGGCTTGGGACCAGCTGTGGCGGCTCCCTCAGGCCGCGGCATGGGCCCAACTGAACGTCACCCGCACCGTAGCGCGGTACGTCCGCGCGCTGGTCGTCGCCGAGAACCGGGACACCACCGCCTTCCACCTGTCCGAAGTGCGACAGCTTGAGGACCGCCTCGGCCTGACCCCGATGGCGATGCTGCGGCTGCGCTGGGAGGTCTCCTCCGACGAGTTGGCCGAGGCCCGCACGCCCCAGCGGGAGGAGCGGCCCCGGCTGCGGGCGGTGGAGTAGATGCCGTGGCGCGGGCCGGAAGTCGCCGGGGAGTATCCGACCCTCGGCGATTTGGTGAAGGACTGGATCGAGAAGAACTGCGTCATCCCCGACGGCGTCTACCAGGGTGAGCCTTTCCTGCTCACCGACGAGATGTGGAAGTTCCTGCACCGCTTCTACAGACTTAAACCGAATGCCCGGCGCAACCCGGAGCGGCCGTCGGCGGCGTTCGCGAACCGCGGCGGGCTACTTATGCGCCCGCAGAAGTGGGGTAAGGGCCCGTTCGCTGCGGCGATCTGCCTGGCGGAGGCGTTCGGCCCGGCCCGCTTTGACGGCTGGGATGCTCGCGGCGAGCCGGTGGGCGTGGTCCAGCCAACCCCGTGGGTGCAGATCGTCGCCACCTCCGAGGAGCAGACCGACAACACGTGGCTTGCCCTCTACGAGATGGCCAGCCGCGGTTCGGTCGCCGACCTGCCCGGCGTCGACATCGGGGTGGAGGACATCAACCTCCCCTCCGGCGGGAAGATCGAGCCGCGGTCGTCGTCCGGTCGCGCCAGGCTGGGCGCACGGCTGACCTTCGCGGTCTTCGACGAGACCCACCTGTTCACCGAAAGTAACGGCGGGGTCCTGCTCGCTTCGACGATGAAGCGGAACATCGGCGGCATGTCCGGGCGGTGGCTGGAGACCACCAACGCCTACGACCCGAGCCAGAAGTCGGTGGCCCAGCGCACCCACGAGCACAAGGCGCCCGACGTCGTAATCGACTACCGCCCGCCGCCTCGGCACCCGCAGCAGGACGATGACGAGGACTGCCTGGCCCAGCTCGCCCACGTCTACGGCGACTCGTGGTGGGTGGACCAGGAACGGGTACTCACCGACGCCCGCGACCCCAACGTCTGTGTGACCTGGGCAGACGCACTCCGCTTCTTCTTCAACCTGATTGTCGTAGGCGTGTCCGACGCGGTCGACGCGATCCGCTGGGATGCCGTCGCAGCAGACCGGGACCTCAAGCCCGGCGACATGATCGCCCTCGGGTTCGACGGATCTCGTTCGGCGGACTGCACTTCGCTGGTCGCCTCCCGGATCGCCGACGGCCGCTGGTTCCACCTTCGCACCTGGAATCCCGCCGACTACCCGGACCACAAGGTGCCGCGCCACGAGGTCGACCGGGCCATCCAGGACGCGTTCGCCGCGTATGAGGTCTGGTACTTCTACGGCGACCCGTACCACTGGCAGGAGTACTTCGACATCTGGGCCTCTCGCTGGCCCGGGAAGATCGTCGAGTTTCCGACGAACATCGAGAAGCGGATGGACGATGCGATTGTCCGCTTCCAGGTCGTCTTCTCCGGCGACTTCAGTCACGACGGCGACGACACCCTGCGGGCGCACGCGATGGCCGCCGCCATGGCCAAGGGTCGCAAGCGCGCGCCGCGGCCCGAGGAGGACCCGGCGATCCCGCACTTCTACCTGCGGGTGATCCCGAAGAAAGACAAGGGCCACATCGACGCCCTGGTGGCGGGCCTGCTCGCCGAGGCTGCCCGCGGCCAAGCGATCGAGGAGGGCGCCCTGCCCGCCTACAACGTCCTCGACAGCGTGAGCATCTGAACGGGGGCGGCATGGGTCTACGCGAGTTCGCGGCCAGGATGTTCCGCCCCAGGCAGGTGGAGCAGCGGGACATCACCTCGGTGCCGTGGGACGTGGGCGGCTCCCGGTACACGGTCGTCAACACCGATCAGGCGTTGTCGCTGGTGCCGGTGTTCGCCTCGGTGCGCCTTCTGGCCAGCCAGATCGCGTCCCTGCCGTTGCACGCCTACCGCAAGGTCGGCGACACCCGGACCAGGATCGCGACCCCGTCGCTGTTCACCCAGCCGGCGGCCAAGGGCACCTTGTACGACTGGCTGCACCGGTGCGTGACCTCCCTCGCCCTGCGCGGCAACGCCTACGGGCTGATCACCCGCCGTGACGCCAACGAGTATCCGACGATGGTCGAATGGCTGCACCCGGACGACGTGTGGGTGGATGATCTGGCCCCGTCCGGCCCGGGCTCCTACACGAACCCGATCTTCTACTGGCAGGGCCGGATCATCCCCGCCGAGGACCTGCTCCACATCGCCTGGTTCACCGTCCCCGGCCGGGTGTGCGGGCTCTCGCCGATCGCCGCGTGCGCCTCCACCATGTCCACCGGGCTGTCCGCGCAGACGTACACGGCGGACTGGTTCAACAACGGGGCTGTCCCGCCGGGCGAGTTCCGCAACACCGCCAAGACGGTCAACCAGACCGAGGCCGACATCATCTCCGCTCGCCTGAACGCCGCCATCAAACGCCGCAAGCCGCTCGTCTACGGCAACGACTGGGAGTACAAGGCGATCGCGGTCTCGGCCCACGAGGCCAAGTTCGTCGAAACCCTCAAGCTCAACGCCACCCAGGTCGCGAACATCTTCGGCATCCCCCCGGAGATGGTCGGCGGCGAGGCCGGCGGATCCCTGACCTACAACACCACCGAGCAGAACGGGATCAACTTCGTCAAGTTCACCCTCCGGCCGTGGCTGGAACTGCTCGAGCAGGCGTTCACCGCCCTGACCCCCCGCCCGCAGTACCTGAAGTTCAACGTCGACGCCCTGCTCCGCGCCGACCTGGCCGGGCGGATGGCCGCCTACAAGACCGCCCGGGAGATCGGCCTGAACAACATCGACGAACTGCGCGCGTTGGAGGACGAGCCTCCGCTGCCGGGAGGCACCGGCCAGTCGTACGCCCCGCTCGGTGCGGGCGCGGCGCCACCCGCGGCCACCCGCACCGGAGTCCGCAAGTTCAACCCCGGCCAGCCCCGCGTGCCCGGCGGTGAACACGGCGGCGAATGGTCGACCACCGGCGCCATCAAGGACGCGCTGAAACTGGCGGGGAGGATCGACCTGCGTGAGGACGAGTCGCTGATCGCCAGCGACTGGGTCGGTGATTCGATTGGCGACGCCGACGTGGTCATGGCCCTCCT